AACCGTAGACCCAGGTAATTGTGCTGCTTCGCAGAGGAAAGACGTCAATTCTGCGTCTCCTGCTGCAAACTGCGGAAAGTTAATGGTTGCTTTGAACAGATTTGGTCTAGCACCACCACCACGCAGCTTTGATTTAAAGTCATCGACTCCTAAAATTGCCATTTAATATTCTCCTTAATGGTGCTTAGACGCTGCCAACAACTTCTTCAAACTCAACACCAGTTCGAACAGCTACGAAATTTAGAGTAACATAGTTGATTGAACGTGCGGGTTTAATGAAGATATTTGCAACAAATCGGTTTTGATCAATTACCGCTGCAGTGTTATTTGTTTCATCACAAACAACGCGGAAGTCTGTGATCCCGCGTCGACCTTTAATTTCCCGAAGGAAAGGTACAACAACGTTAACAAACTCTGCTCGGGTGAATTCATCGTTGAATTCAAACATAACGTTCCTAGCAGCGCCTTTAATAGATCGCTCAACAGCAAGGAATAAACGACGAACGTTAATTCGGTCGAATGCTGACGGACGCGACTCTTTAGTCTTGTCGCCAAACAGAATGATACCTTGTCCTGGAACATTGATTACTGGGTTAACACCAGCTTTATATAATGAATCTCGTTCGCTCTTAGTAGCATTGTAGGCCAAAGAAGTAACGCCAAAATATTGGCCTCTTCGTGAACCTGCAGGTGAGAACCAAGGAGCGGCAACAGCGTCTGTACCAGCCATAACACCAGCGGTTACTGGGGCAGCGGGGATAAAGACATACTGATCGTTATACTTGTCATAAACTTTCAAGTAGTTATTATCTACGATCAGATATGACGAACCATTAAAATCGTTCGTCGTAGATAACGTAGAGGATACTGGCGAGGGGTTGTAAACAACAGCAGCTCGGTCAGGTGAAGTAACAACAACACAGTCCATTCTACCATTCGTGCCGGCAGCGATTGAAACCAAATGTGCAACAACAGTTTTCTGTTTTTCCTTGTCTGCCATTCCTGGCGCGATCAAGAAATCTACTTCAATAGTGTTCACGTCTTGGAATTGATCAAACCCAAACATAATTGCTGCTGTGTCTAAAACACCAGACTCAACGCCATGAACTAGACTTACCTCCTGAACTTCAGGGGTGGGCATCACGAAGTTTTTGTTAAGAGCCGGCACACCGGCACCCAGATCGCTAGGGGCAGAAGCACACCAGACGTATTGTGAACGATTGTTTAACACGTCAACCAAGTAGTTTGCAGTGCCATCAGAAGTCTTGGCGTCTGATGCGAGAGACGCGAACGCGAAGGATTCTAAAACCGAACCGCGAGTTCCTGAGAAAGCACCGTCTTCATCGATTACTAGAACGTGGACTTCGTCGTTATTACCACCTTGCTCACCAACATAAGTTGATGTGCTTGGCGCGCCGTCAAAGTATCCAGAATAAGCTGAGTCACCCCAAGCTTCAAAAACTGCATCTGATGCAGAATATGGACATACTTCAACTTTAATGCTGTTGCCTGCAGTTCCAGGATACTTTGATACAAAGGTAAGACCTTCAGTAGCTAAATTGCCTTTCTGTGCGTTCCAGTTGTCCATGTTCTTGACAAGAGGAGCGGCTCCAGCAGAATCTGCTGAACTTGCGTTACGTGCTGTTGATGTTACTTCTCTAACAACGTAGAGAGAGTCTGAGTATTGTAGGAATGCTGACGCTGATAAAAAATCAACGGCGGAATTCTGATCGGGAGATCCGAAATTAGAAACCAAGTTCGACTCGTTACTTACGAGAATTGGTTCTTCAACTGGACCCCACCTAAAGTCGCCCACAAAAGCGCCAGTAGAGGTTGTTACGGCTGGTACAACGCCGGTTAAATCAATTTCCTTTACTGCAATTGAGGGAGACGAACCTGGTAAAATTGCCATAGTTGTATCCTTTTCGTTAGCTATATGATAAGAGTTTCATTATACGATTATATTCAATAGAGGTTATTTATAAAAATCTAATCTTAGAAATTTGGGTCGTGTTCGTACACTTGCCATTGCCACTTACCATCTTCTTCTTTATTCTCGATAGCGTTAATTGCATCAGATCCATCGTCGATAAATCCAAAGGGAACGACGTCATTTTCGATTTCTTGCATTCTATTATCGAACATCATTTTCTTTAGATTTATATCTGTCATGTCAGAGAAAAATTCTGTGGTGACAAAGTAACCGAACATGACAAGATTCATCATTAAATCATCATGGTTTCCTTCACTGGCTTCATAAGAAGTACCCTTCGAGATAAAGGTTGAAATCTCCACAATTGTATCGTCGTCGAAAATTTCTAGTTTCTTTTCTTCTAATATATCTTTGATACCCGAACATCCAAGTCGCTTTGTTTTGCGCGTGATTTCGACGCCAATGCTGTTAGATTTTACTGAGGAGGACAGGTGGCAATTATCATATTCTAGATCGTGGTACAGCCCGTTACAAACAACAGTACCCTGATCGTTAGATTCTATTACAACATAAGCGGTGTTATAAGCAGTTGCATACTTATATATAATATCTGGGAAGAGTATTGGAGAGATAGTGTTATCCCGATACACAGCTACTTGTTGAAAGGGGCGTGTCGTAATGTCAATAATATTGAACGTAGAATAGTCCTGTCCTCTTCCTTTCGAGACATCAACGGTCATGATGTACTCGTGACTCGGCCGAGTTTCAGAATAAATTTTTAGAAGACCGCCCTCTAAAACTCGTAGAGGCGCTGATGCAACAAACGCCATCAGCGTCTCTGCATTTATTAGAGTATCTCCTTTACCGAAGAATGTGTTTCCATATTCTTGGTCAAACTGCAGCTGAGAAGTATTCGAGATCGTTTCTTCTTTCCAGCTTTCGTCTCTTCCAGGGACATCCCACCAATCTACTCGGAAAGGCTTAAATGTATTAGTTTTCTGTACAGCGCCTTGCCACAATTTGTGGTACATGTTTCCGATGCCATTGGCAGTAGAGGTGATAATTACCTTTGTGTCTCGTCCCGCTGTGACAACAGGATACGTGGAAGTATAGAATTCAGCTGCTCGCTCAACAAAAGCAAACTCATCGAGATAGAGCAAATTGACAGACATACCACGAATAGAAGACCCGCTAGTGGCAGCAGCAATAATCCGACTATTATTAGAAAACTCAATAGAACCTTTATTGAGAGTTTTACAGCCAGGTTGTAGAAAGAACGGCAGATTCTCAAGCATAAGTGTAATGCGTCCGAGCATTTCTCGAGACGTGGCACCTTTATTTGCGAGAACCGCGATTGTTTTTTCTGACTGGAAGATTGCGTACCAGAGCAAGTAGGCGACTGATGAGATTGATTTCCCAGACTGTCGACAAGCAAGTACAATGTTAAAGCGATTATCGTTAAAGTGGTTGAACATACGTTCTTGATATGGGTAAAGCTCGAATGGAACAAGACCATCGTCCAATGAAATAATCTTAACATATTTCTGGGCAAAGTAAGAAGGGTCGCCCATACACTTTTTATATTCAAGGATCTGCTCCCTTGACCATTCTTGCGTAACGCCATCGCGTTTTACATTGATGTTGCCAAGATAGGTTTCATTCATCATTCTCTGTGCCAACATCAATTACCGCCCTTTCTTCATCATGTAGTAAACGTTGTAGTTCAGTTGTGCTACCTAAGAACAAATTGTTATTCGTAATTTGTTTCTTAGGCTCGTCTGATTTATTGATGTCTTTGTGTTTTTTATTCAGATCCATCAACTTATCATTCACATCAGAAACGTTTTTAATCATTCCTGATAATACTTCGAACGCTCTGGGATGCTCTGATTCTCTCGCGACTTCTATCATGAGTTCAAGGCTACGTTTACCGTTTTCTATCAACTCATAATAGGTGTCGCGAGAATATTCATAATCAGTCTTTACGTTTGGATCATCTTCTTTCATTTATACTCACAATTTTTTCAAATAACTCATATCACCAATTGTTATAGATTTTGTCGCGTCATTTCCAGAGAACCTGATGTATCCTTCTCTCGGGAAAATAGAACATTCTCCTGCCGCCAGAGAGTCAAGGGTTTCATCTTCTACGATAGTAGCAGCAACACCGTCTATCTTAATATTTAGTGCTGGTTTATTTCGCGTCGAGAGAATCATAAGGTCTGAGTCGAAAGAACCATTGCCAGCAGTACCGACTCTTACATAAAAGTCTTCAGATTTAACCTTCCAATCTTTCAGGACAATCCCATTAGTAATGTTGGCGCCAGCAACTGAGTAATCTTGTTCTGTTATCTCAACAAAGGTTGCCGGACCAACGGAACCGGTTGATGTTTGTAAAGAAGTGTAAACCAATACATCGTTGATGTAGTACGTTATCGCCGTCCCAATTCGTTTGACAGAGAACGCCATTCCTCGAATAGCGTGCTGCGCCATATCTGTACTTACAGTTGTGTTATTGACAGATTCTAGGGCTTCTTTGGAGGATTGGTTGTATGCATCAATATCTTGTTGAATATAAGCAAGCGTATATTCTCCGCTACTTACTGTGTCTACCACTACACCATTCTCGACAATATGGATATCGATATTCGGAGTATTCCACAATAGAGAACGGTCGTCACCGGTAATTGATGATCTCTCTAATCTAAATCCAAAATCGATATGGTTTAATTCAGTAGGAAACAGCGCGCCAGAATATTGGTGAGAAGACAGGCCGAACGAAGGCTTGACCCAAGCCGAACCTTCTCCAGAAGACCCTGCTTTTAAGTCAGGATAAAGAAAGGATCTGTTGTGTGCCCCGCGCTGATTACAGATATTATACACAACTTCACAGTCAGAATTCCCTCTAAGATTGTCAGCGACTCGAAATCCTACTTTAAAATTACTACGGTAACCGCTAATGTTGCTTTGGGCATAATTATATGTTGACAACAAAGTTCCAATCGGTTGCATAAAATGTCTCACCTGGGCTCTCATATAATTATTATAACTCGTGCTATAGGCCGTTGGGTTAGTTTCAAGCCACATGGCGCCACCGACTATGGTATCTGTTGAAACCACACCAATATCACTGTAAGCCGCGCTGCTTAATACTGGGTCGGAAGCCGTCGCTGATGATGACGCATTCCCGCCATAACCATCGTTCAATAAAGAACGTAAGGTAACACTGATCGGCGCGTGAGTTCCATTGAGACTCAAAGTTTCTGTTTTCCCTAATGCTGTTGCACTCGGATAGATAGAAGTCGTGTCTGATTCGAACGTCCATTCTTCATTATTATCATTCCAAATACCGTGCATGATTCCAGTAGAATGATGCTCATCCGCGACAAAGGTTTGTGTCCCAGAAAGATCGTCGAAAGAAACCTTAACGCCGTCAATTGTGGCGTCAGAAGAAGAATGCGTAGTTTTATAAGATATTGCTGTGTCGTCGACAACCTTAACCCAATCAGAACCATTCCAAGAATACTCGTCCCAAAAGAATCTAGAGTAATTGTCGTCGGCGACATTTAAGTTTTTGTCAGGAGTACCGGCAGACTCAATCCACCATCCGTCTTGGTTTGTTGTGATAAAGGCACCAAATGCGCGAGAATAAAAACGATACGCTTGATGATCAGCGCCGGTATTAAAATTAAACGAATTGTCTTTAAACGCAAACTCGTCAGGATGAGTTACGTTGTCGAATGGGTAGAAAATAATATCTTTACTAAATTGTGATGTGGACTGATCCCAGACATAATTCCTTCGAATAATACCCTTTACCCCATCCTTTCTGGTGAATCCAATAGGCGTATTGAGAGACCACCCATGTGCGAACCCAAAGTAAGAAGCTGAACTCCAGCCATTCAGCGCGTCATCATTATGGAGGCTTGTATATCCACTTTGATTAACATACGAAGTGCTGTAACCGATATTGGAAACGTTTGCTGGATTTACCATCGCTGTTATAGTAGAAGAACCATATGACAGCGTTGCCGGTCTAGCGCGAGGCACACCATCATTTGTAGTTATTTTAAGCGAATCAGGGGAGTAATTAGAAAGATACCAATTGCCGTCATAACAACCCATCAACTTACGAGACCAATCAAAGGTTGTAGACGCGGGAAGCGTATTGTTAGCGTTACTCCAGAAATTACCACCTCCAGAAATTACCAAACCTGTGCGGTTTTGATAGTTAATATACCCACCAAAGTTCACGTTGGTCCTATTCGCTTGTGTTCCGTTGATCTCGTCCCACCAAGAAAAATATGTGTTGAACGATGTATTAGTAGCATAGTTATTATTGTAGCTATATGAACTACTATCATTATAAACAATAGCCAATTCATCGTTGAGTTTATTCGCAACTAGAGCAGCCGTCGATCCCCAATACCATAACGTGTTATTTTCGTCGAAAGCGACTGCAGTGGTCGAATCAAACCCAGTCCAAGTAACACCACGGTCTGTAGATTTAACTAACGCGCCTTCAATAATTGCCCAAACGACTCTGTTTGTTCCACCAACAGAAGAACCTGTGGTAACACAGTACCCTATATTATCAGGATTTGACCCAACTGTTAAAGATCCTGCTGTTCCTGGTGTATACAACTTCACTGTTCCAGTTGTATTACCGGTGGGATCACCGACAGCAACAAACGTAGAAGTAATACCAACAGATCCGGAAACGATTTCTAAATGTTCTTCTACACTATAGTCTGAGAGTTTATAGATGAAAGTGTCGTCTGATTGAGAAACCGCTAACCTACTGCCGCCAGCATCAATACTGATAGAAGAACCAAAGCGGATATTGTCTGCGGTGTGCGTAGAATTAATTGTTTGCAACAAATTTCCCGAGATCAAATCATAAACATACACCACCCCCGCCGCATCATGCGTGTCCGATGCGGTTTCTGGTGCACCTACGATCAGCAGATTCTGGGATGTTGCTAGAGTTTTACCAAACTCATTGCCTGTCGGTGTCGCGTTTGGGTTTGATATAGATCTCTCTAATTGAGGATCCTCAAAACCGCCAGTAGGAGAATGGAAGACATAAACAGCACCACTAGCAGCACCCTGTGACTCATAAGGAGAGCCGATGATAGCTCTGTCGCCAGATATCGAAACAGTAAATCCGAAACGATCTCCGGCTGAGTTTGAGCTTGTGTCTGGGTTTTGAATAGCACCGACCCAATTTGGACTCGAGACATCATCGATGTTGAAAATATAACACATACCACTAGACTGAGTTATTCCAGCACTGCTGTCTTCATCGGGTGCACTGGCTATCAAGAATGTTCCACCCGAGCTAATTGACATCGCCACGGAAGTGCCAAACGCGTCCCCAGCTGCATTGGCAACCGAGTTAGGGTTTGTGATCGTACTGTCTGGCGTAATGTTTCCAGATGTTTTTGTGTTTAAGTCATAAAGATAAACCGTCCCCGAATCATCAGGTGCACCGATCGCTAATATATGCGTGTCGCCTGTAGTTAAATCCATTGCTTGACCGAACAAAGAATCGCTACCCACAGTTCCACCAGCGGGGTCGAGAGCAGTATATAGAAAGTTCATATCATTATCATAGATATCGACTCGACACACACCAGCGCCGGTGGGATTTGAGTTGACGCAAATATAATTTCTGTTAACTGTAATATTGGTTCCGAAATCAACGCTGTCTGCAGCGGACTCAACTGTTGTTGTCGACTGTAATATGGCTGCGTCGAAACTAGTATTAAAAGACATGTTTTCGACAGTAGGTTCAACACCAACAGTCAGCATATCTTTGACAAGTGTGATCCCCTTGTCATGACTCGTGATCCAAAGGTCACCGCTAAGATCGTCCCAAGAAAACCCACTGATTTTACCTGCTGTGGGGAAATCAGTAAATTTAACTGGATCTACGATGGACAGAACTTCTGGTTCTGTAGGCACAAAAATATACATGTATGATCGGCGATGGTTTAGTACAAAAATCGCACTGCGGCCATCAGAAAGAACGACATCTTCTTTAGTTGCGTACATATCCTCGTTACTGCCGTTGACACCCAACCTGTAGTGGATTCCGTCCAGCGGAGCTCTCCATTGTGTTTGAACCTCACCGAATGTGTCATTGGAGATCTCGGAAGAGTTGTTGGTAGAATCGTTAAGATACCCTGGATGATCTAAAATTTCTTCTCTATACGAGAATGTGTTATTGTTAGTGCCCGTAATAATTCTACGAGCAATGTTATATGTCGACGAGCCCACACCACCACTAGTTGCATAATTAACACGCCAATATTCAGGTAATCTCTTATCTGGAAAAGTAGAAGCGTCAACAGCAACCGAGCCAGTTGTTTGAGCAATATCGAGCGCGTCAAAAAACGGGCCAGTCTTTGTGGGTGTATGCGCATATATATTTTGGGCTTTATTGAAACCCGCCGGCAAAATATCAAACCAAGAATGAGCAAAAGATCGGTTATTTGAATATGACCCAACACCATACATCGTGCCTCGAATTCGCCCGAGATCCGTGTCTAATAATTCCTTTGTGTATCTCGCATAATGTGTCTTGTAGAAGTAATCTAGAAAACTGGTTGTGCCTGTGCTTCTAAACTCTTGTCTGTCATGATACTGTCTTCTCCACAAATTATACTCATCTCCCAGTGTGGGCAATGGAGTCGTGGAAGCATTGCCCATTAACTCATGAGGCTTCTTGATCCCCCCGAGCCATCCATCGCGAAGATAAGTCATATGAAAATCTCTCGCGATTGAATAATTCTTGTATCCGTGTCCAAGAGCAGACATACCAGCGAACCAAAGAGGTTTGGTTATCTCAGTCAAACCCGTTGGTTGCTCAAATACAATTTTGTAGTCGATGATTAGAGTTTCTGTTAACTCTTGGACTACAGCCGG